CAAACCGTGAACGGCCTTGAGGTCTTGAGCGAGTTCTGTAGTATACTCGGCTTTCAGAGCTCTTGACATCGCAGTTACAGTCACCTTATCGATGGCAAATGCCATTTCAGCGATAGTAACATCTGCTTCTTGTTCAGCTGTGGTTTGTCCAGTACCAGTAGTCATACTAGCATCTGCTGGGTTGCTGTTAGCGGAATGAGTTCCTTTTCCAGCAAAAGAGGTGTCGGCTTCAACAGAATCTGCTGCCTGAGCTCCAGCCTGAGATGTATAATGGGACTTCATAGCAAAGATCAGTCCGGTAGGACCAGTCATTGGTTGAACACCACAAACATCATAGGCAATAAGATTAGGCATAGCTCTACGAACCAACGAAATCAAAACAGGATCAACGGTATCAATATTACCGCCAGTCTTGTTAGCATGAGCTGCCTCAAACAAAGTACCACTACCTCCGGCTTCTTCTTTCATTGCGGCTTCTTGGTTTTCCAAGAGAACTGCAGTCACAGCCTTACGATAGTTGTCTTTAATCTTAGGAAGGTCTTCATGCTCCAGGACCGGACCCCATTTTTTCTGTAGGTCTTCAGCTAGGTACATTTTTTTCTCCTATAGGGTTATAAATTAAGAATTATAGCGACGAATCGCTGATGTATAATGTTGCATACTTTCATCAAGTTTCTGTGTTTCTTCTTCAGAAACCTCAATGTTTTCATCAGTTTCAGTAATTTCTGAGGTTACTGCTTCTGACTTTGGAAAATAACTTTCCTTAAGAACATTCAATTTTTCAACATATTGCTCTGTGTTTTCAAATTCAATACCTTCAGCCAACTTGGCGATTTTTTCCGAATCTGCATCGGCCAAATCTTTAGTTGCTTGTTTAATGGCATCTTCTTTTTTAAACTGAGACAATTCTTTCTGGAGTTCTACTCCACGATTAATTTCTTCATCAAGAGAAGTTTCAAGTTCTTCAACTTTTGTGAATAAGTCGTCAACCATGTCAACTTTCTCTTCTGGAAGTTCGATGTAATGCTCTGTGAAAAGAGTTTTGAGTCCAGACATGAAATCCTCAACCAACTCGGAACGAATTCCTCTTTCGATTGCAAGTTCATTTTCTTTCATCCACTCTTCTACAACGTAAGTGAGATATCCATCGACTTTTTCAGTAAGTTCTTTCTGAAATTCATCTTTTGAAGCGTCAACTTCTTTTTGTTGCTCTTCCATGTGTTTATTAACTTCGTCAACAACTTTTGCATGAACAGCAGCTTCAAAAATTGTAGATGCTTTCTTTTTGAAATCTTCTGAAAGTCCCTCTTCTCCTGCTACTAACGCTTCTACATCATCTTCAACGTTAGGTGGTGCAATTTCTTGAGGCGAAACAGCTTGAATCTTAGTAGTTTCAGCTTCTTCTTTAACTTCCTCTTCTTCTTTAACTACTTTTTGAGTAGCTTTAAGAATAGCTTCATATCTGGTAGAAAGATCCGATTTTAACATTCCATTAACTTGATCATAAATGTTTTTCAACATCTGATTTTTAGTCTTAGGAACTGTGGATTCTCCCGCAGGAACCGCTTTCATTTTTGCTTTTTCAGGATCTATTTCTTTAGCAGAATCATCTTGGCCATCGCCGTCTTTATCACCGCGTTCAGCATCTTGTGACTCTTCTACTTCCTCTTCTTCAGCTTCTTCTTCTTCGGAATCTTCTTCCTCTTTCTTCACAGACGCCTTAGTTTTGGCTTCTGCTTGAATTTGAACATCTGAAGACTCTTCGGTTTCCTCAACACTCTGTTCTTCAGACTCTTGTCCTTCCAAAATTTCTTCAGACATTTAAATCTCCTATTGTAAATTTAGGGTTTTACTATTGTTATTATTTAGTAAACTTATAAACTTGACATAAACTGATCAAAAGCTTTTATCTGAACTTCATCTAATTGCTTTTGATTAGTTATTTTTATTTGTTTTTCGATTCGGGCAATATGGCGTTCATCGAGAATACCATTATCCCATATCCATTCTTTACCTTCCATAATTCCATTGACAAATGCCGCTGGAGCGGAAGGGTCGGCGACAATATCTGCAGCTGTTGCAAGATAAAAATCATCTTGAACATGACTACAATTGCGTCCTACGGGCCGTAATGAGCCCATTCCTCTGGATGAGACACCTAATCTGGCACCCTCATCGATAAGGTTCTTTACAATTTTTCCGTAAGGTGTATCCATTATTTTTGCTCGACCTTTAAAATTGTCTCCATCTTCTACCAAATCTGTAATCATGTGGGAGACTCTTTCTAAATTAACTGTCGGTCCTTCTGGATGGCCTAATTCACCAAAAGCTCTTGATTGTTTTATGTAATTTTGTTCGTATCTTTTGGCTTCTTTTTGTAAAATAGCTTTAGGATATAATCGACCATTGCGATTTTTCACATTAGCCTGCATAAACACACCTTCGATAAAATAATTCTTTCCTTTTTTGGTGTCTTCACATATAAATTCTACATCTTCTAATTGTTCGCAAATTAACTTCATACCTCTCCTATTATGTGAAATTACCTAGTTTAAAATCAACTGGGAAGCCCAATCTTGCATTTAGTTCGTAGTTTGGAACATCATATCCCGGCGCTTGTTTCTTTAATTCCATTATAATTGTATATGAATCACCTGTACCGTGTCCGGTTGTAGAGAATTGTATGTCTCCTAATACATCGCCAGAATCGCCTGTTGCGTTTATTCCAATTCCCGGCCATTCATTTCCAGGCATACTCCAACTTCCATTACCACTTAATTCTGCAATAGTTTTTTCTGCTGTTGAACCATCCCATTCAATCTCAACTTGTAGACCATTTGTTATCCACATTATTTTAGTAACTAAAACATTATAATCAAGTTCTGTTAAGTTACCACTATTTGCTACTGTTTCTGTGTGTACTCCTGACACACTTCCTACAATCTTATCTCCATTTGAACAAGCATCTGAAATTGCGGCGGCTTTTTTGTTCGTATAATCCCATCCCACAACTTCAACTGTGGATGCTCCTGCTGTAAATCCTGTAACAATATAAAATTCTGATCCATCTCCAACTGCTGAGTGTGATGCGGCGGTTGAAATTACCTCTCCAACTTTGAATTTTTCTGTTGCTGTTCCAGATAAAGTAAGTGTATGTTTTGCCCATGTAAGTGTAGAAAGGTCTATTTTCTTAAGATTACCTTCTGATGCGTCTGAGAAAAACTTTGCTATGTATTTCTTTTCGTTATTTACTAGTATTTGTGTTTGAGCTGCCATCTTCTATTTCCTCTGAACTTTCCGGCCCTTTCGAGTCTGTCTCCGTTTTGTTTAAAAAAGTACTAGCGAAATCTTGTTTTTTTCCTTCTAATGATACCATCACCTTTTGTTGGAGCGCGTCGCCTATTGCAGATTTTACTCCAGAAGCATCACCTTTAACAGATAATGCTACGATATCACTAATTCCAGTTTCATTAGACATAAAAATTCCTCTATGTGTGTATTATATTTATACTATTTATAAATTTTACCCAGATATAACCTTTAAATCTGGCTTATTTGCAGTAGGATCAAATTCCCACTGCTGATTTTCAGCTTCACCGCCACTAGCTTCTTCTTTTTCTTTTGCGATTTGATCTTTCATATCTTCAATTTCTTCTTGTGTCAATTTAAGAATATGTTTCCTCACATACTCTTGTGAGAAGTATTTACCAACAACTTCATCTCTATAACCCATATCATTTACTAACAGTCCTAACCGTTCTCTCATCATTTGTGCATTTTGCAATTCTGCAAAATGAGAATCAGTTTGCCATTCGTAAATAATTTGATTTTTTATAATGTTCCAATCTTGAGAAGAAATAATTCCCTTGAGTAATAACTGTTTCTCTATGAGATCATTGAACAAATGATTAAATCTTGCTCGTAATCTTTCGATAAAACGTGTAAATTTAACTTCATCTCTTGAGATTTCTTCTGCTCTACCAAGTATGAAACCAGAATCTTGTTCTAGTCTAGAAGGGGGAACATTAAGTGCTTTGTATAATTTTGTTTTAAAGTATTCAACATCAGCTAACTCACCAAGATTCTCCCCTCCTGGCAAAGTTGAAATTTCTGTACCTCTACCACCTTCTCTTCGTGGAAGCCAGTAATCCTCTAACATACTCATGTGCTTACGTTCATCTTTGATTTCACCAGATTGAGAATCATATACAAGTTTATTCTTGTATTTGTTCATAATGTCACGTAGATACTGTTCCGCTTTGATCTTGGGTAAGTTACCAACATCAATATAGAAAATTCTACGTTCAGGAGCACGTGAGATACGATAGATGACAACCGCATCTTCGATCATTCGTAACTGATTGAGTGGTTTGATTGCTTTGTGTAGATGACTTAAGACTATTTTTCTATCAGGATTTAATACTCCAGAATGAACATAAGAAACAGAATCCGCTGCAATTTGAATTGTTTGTCCTCCACCTTTCTGTGAAATTCCCTTATCATTAAATAAAAAATATTCTTGAAACTCTGTCGTATCAATTCTTATTTCTGGATGAGCCGTTTTTCTGGGGTCTGTTATAAATTTAGGTTCTCTAACCTTTTTTATTTTAAGAGGGTCTATTGGGCGTAATTCTAGGATTCCTCTTTTGGGATTTTTAGTATCAATGATAAGATGAAAATATAATCTGCCATCAATATACCATTTCCTAAATAATTCGTATCCTACTCTCCTAAAATCGAGTAAACGAACTAATTCTTCAAATTCTATTTTTATACTTTCTCTGATATTTTCTGATAGGTTGGATCTTTCCAGACTAATACTGACAGGAGATTCTTCTCTATTTGTAACAATAGC